CAGGACGACCTATACAAGTATGGATAAACAGACAAGCAAGTCAACCTCAAATTAATGTATGGCCTGCACCTGATAATAATAGTTATACCTTTGTCTATTGGAGACTAAAACGTATTGAGGACGCAGGGAACGGCGTTACTACTCAAGATATTCCATTTAGATTCTTACCTTGTTTAGTAGCAGGGTTAGCATTTTATTTGAGCATGAAGATACCAGGTGCTGAAGTAAGAACACAAATGCTTAAACAAGAATATGAAGAACAATGGTTATTAGCTTCTACAGAGGATAGAGAAAAAGCCGATATAAGACTTGCACCCCGTCGGCAGTATTTATAAGGAAACGCTATGGGCGATAAAAATAAATATTATACTCGCGAACCACTAGAAGACTATTTAAAAAGAATTCAAATTAGTGGAGAGGGTGGCCAAAGTGATGAAGGCATTGAGATTGGAGGAAGAGTTGGTTATAGACACCCACTGAATAAAACTTCTGATTTAGAAATAGGCGCTTCCGGGCATTATGTAAAAGGTAAAGGATTTAAAGATGCTGGTATTGATAGGGCAGATGCTACCTATACAAAGCGTTTAAAAGATGATGCAGAATTAAGAGCAAGATTTGGAGCTAATCTTAATGAGATGGCAGGTAAGCGCGGGCTAGATGAGTTCATGTTAGAGTATGAAAAAAGTTTTAAAAAAGGTGGTAAGGTAAAAGCAAAAGCTAAAAAGTCAAACAAACCTAAAGTCCGTGGGCATGGATGTGAAAAAAAGGGTAAGACTAAAGGTAGATTTGTATAATGGGACGAAAGTATACGTCTGGTAAACATAGTATTGCAGAATGTGATAGATGCGGTTTTCAGTTTAAACTAAAAGATTTAAAAAAGCTTACTATAAAAACTACAGACACTGAAATTAAAGTTTGTAAAGAATGTTGGGAACCTGACCACCCACAAAATATGCAGGGTATGTATCCAGTGGATGACCCTCAAGCAGTACGTGATCCTAGACCTGATACAAATTTAGAATCACAAAGAAATTATCAATATGGATGGAACCCTGTTGGTTTAAATAATGGACTAGCAATACCTGATATTGAAGATGATTTGGAAGCAACCGGCGGGGTTGGCACGGTTACTGTAACAATAACTTAGGAGTATAATATGAACAAAGATAGAAAAGGCTGTAACCATACATATAAACAACCAGAGATGGTTGCAACACCAAACACAGCTGGCTATCCTGAAAAGGATGTTAAGACAGAAGGTGTAGTAACACGTGGTAATGGCGCAGCTATAAAAGGCACAAAAGCACGCGGCCCAATGGCGTAAGGATAAACCATGGCAATGACATACTCAGAATTAGTAGCAGCTATAAACTCGTACTCCGAGAATAGTTTTGATACAACTGATGTAAATACATTTATTGAACAAGCTGAACAACGTATATTCAACACAGTTCAACTACCTGATTTACGACGTAACCAAGTGGGTAATACGACATCAGGAAATAAATATTTAACAACTCCTAGTGATTGGCTATCTACATATAGTTTAGCTGTAGTTGATAGTAATAATGAGTATACGTATCTAATTAACAAAGACGTTAATTTTATTAGAGAATCTTTTCCGGATACGGATTCAGCATTTTATGGAAAGCCAGAATACTATGCAATATTTGATGACAACACTTTCATCTTGGGTCCTACACCCGATCAGAACTATACTGTTGAGTTGCATTATTTTTATTATCCTACCTCTATTGTTACTGCTGGTACTAGTTGGTTGGGTGAAAATTTTGATACTGCTCTATTTTATGGAAGTTTGTTGGAAGCAGCTACGTATCTAAAAGCAGAACCTGATGTAATTGCAAATTATACACAGCGTTATACAGAGGCCTTATCTATGTTAAAACAACTAGGTGATGGTAAAGATAGACGAGATGCCTACCGAAGTGGGCAAGCAAGGTATGAAGTACAATGATTGATAATCAAGGAAACGTTTTAGAGGGAGATGTTAAAGTACTGACCACACAAGGTCGAGGCTTTACCCCAGAAGAAATTGCAGATCGTGCGTTAGCTAAAATTATGTATGTGAGTAAAGATGCTAACCCATTAATACGAGATCAAGCAGAAGCATTTAAGGAAAGCATTAGAGAAACTTTAGTGTTCTACTTAAAACAAGCGGTACAATCCGACCGCACTACATTGGCGAATAGATTGCGAGAAGCAGGACATTCAGATTTAATTAAGATTTTGGAGAAATAATATGGCAATATCACAAGCTATGGCTACAAGCTTTAAAGTAGATTTGCTAAATGGTGTCCATGCGTTTGGTACAACAGTTACACGAGGCAGTACTAATGCGGACACATTTAAGATTGCGTTATACACGTCGTCAGCAACATTAGATGCTACTACAACAGCTTATTCAACTACAAACGAAGTTTCGGGTACAGGATACACAGCAGGGGGTAATACTCTTACTGTGTCACAAACACCTACATCAACTTCAACTACAGCGTGGTTAGATTTTGCAGACACAACATGGACATCATCTACGATTACTGCAAATGGTGCATTAATTTATAACGACACTAATTCAGATAAAGCTGTAGCAGTATTAGCATTCGGTGGAGATAAAACATCAACTAACGGGGACTTCACAATCGTATTCCCAACAGCTGATTCATCTAACGCTATTATTCGCATAGCCTAATAGGAGGCTAGAATGGCTCTTGTTTTAAAAGACAGAGTAAAAGAAACGACCACTACGACTGGTACCGGCACCATTACGCTTGCAGGTGCAGTTACTGATTTTAGTAGCTTTTCAGTCATTGGTGATGGTAACACAACCTACTATACTATTACATTGCCAGAAGGTGATGAGTGGGAAGTAGGTGTTGGTACATATACTGCGTCTGGAACTACTTTATCTAGGGATACAATACTTGCTTCTTCTAACTCTGGAAGTGCAGTTAATTTTTCAGCAGGGGAAAAAGACGTATTTGTAGTCTATCCTGCAGATAAGTCAGTTTATGAAGATGCATCTGGAAATGTTACAGCGGGTGGTTCTATTACGGGCGAAGAGATGGTCGCCTCAAATGGGTTGTTTGTTAATAATAAAACCATCTCAGTAAATTACACTGTGCCCTCAGGGTACAATGCAACGAGCACCGGACCTGTCACTGTAGCAAGTGGTACAGCGTTTACGGTTCCATCAGGATCAAGATGGTTGGTGCTCTAAATGTTTGCTGAAAGTCCTTTTTCCAGTGCCCCGTTTTCAGCACAAGGTGCTGGGGCAGGTAATGTTAACGTTGCTGTTAGTGGAGTTGAAGCTACCACACAGCTAGGTACAGCAACTGTAATTGGAAAAGCTGTTGTTAATGTAGTAGGTGTACAGGCACAAGGACAATTAGGTACAGCAACTGTAGTAGCAGAAGCAGTTGTAAATGTAACAGGTGTAGAAGCAACAGGACAAACAGGCAACGTCATAATAATAGGCGAAGCCGTCGTCAATGTAACAGGATTAGTAGGTACTACACAGTTAGGTACCACGACAGTAGAAATTGGTATAACTGTAGATGTTACAGGAGTTGAAGCTACTGGAGAAACAGGAAGTGTAGAAGTTACAGGTGATGCTAATGTTAGTGTTACTGGGCTAGAAGGCACTACTCAGCTAGGCACAGCTACTGTAGAAGCAGATGCAAACGTTGTTGTTACTGGAGTATTTGGTACTACTCAACTTGGTACGGCAACAGTAGAAGCTGGAGCTAATGTAGAAGTCACTGGAGTAGAAGCGACAGGTGAAGTAGGCGATGTAGAGGTACAAGCTAAAGCTGTTGTTAATGTTACAGGACTAGAAGGTACTACACAACTTGGTACCGCAACTGTCGAAGCAGATGCAAATGTATTACCAAACGGTGTTAGTGCAACAGGGCAAGTAGGTGATGTAACAGTTATAGAAGGACAAGGTGTCTTAATTGATATTACTGGGTTCCTTCTAACAGCAAGTACAAACGACGTACTTGTATGGAGTGACATTGATGATGGACAGACTCCAGGATGGGTAAATATAAATGATTCACAAACTAATAGTTGGAGTGATGTCAATGATGCACAATCACCTAACTGGACGGAGATAGCAGCATGATAAAAGTAGAAGCTATAAAAAAAGAAGATGGTCAAATTGAATGTACTTATGAAGTAGAACTAGAATGTTCTCATTGTGGTATGACCGTTGATGCAGAAGAATATGAATCAGGAACTTGTAATGATTGCGGTGAAGCATGGGAAGAAAAACGCCATACAGCTATTCATGTCACAAGTATTCCAATGCAAGGACAATCGAGTTAAAATAACATAAATTCAAGGATTTATTATGGCAAGTACATATTCAGATTTAAAAATAGAACTCATTGGTACAGGTGAACAATCTGGTACTTGGGGTACGACAACAAACACCAATTTAGGTACGGCGATTGAAGAAGCAATTACAGGTTCTGAAGACGTTAGCTTTTCTAGTGCTGATGTTACATTAACTCTCACTGATACCAACACAACACAAGCCGCTCGTAATTTAAGACTTAACCTAACAGGTACATCAGGCGGAGCTCGTAACTTAGTTGTTCCAGCAATTGAAAAAGTTTATATTATTAATAATGGTCTAGCCGACGCAGTTACAGTTAAAAACTCTACAGGTACAGGAATTGCAGTTCCAGCCGGTAAAACCATGTATTTATATAATAACTCAACTAATGTTGTTGATGCCATTACTCACTTATCTTCACTAACTCTAGATACAGCACTACCCCTTGCTTCAGGAGGAACTGGAGCAGCTACTGCAACTGATGCTAGAACTAATTTAGGTCTTGGTTCTATGGCTGTGCAAAACGCTACAGCAATTAACGTATCAGGTGGAACTGTTGGGGGTACTACAATTATTAACACATCTGGCACTGCTACATTAACAGGAGCAACATCTTTAACAGGTACAGCTACTTCATCAGGCACTTTAAATGTAACAGGCAATTTTCAACTTGATGGTTCAGTTGGTACTTCAGGACAGGTTCTAGTATCGCAAGGTTCAGGTAGTACACCAATATGGGGAAGTGGGTTTCCTAGTGGCGGTATTATTATGTGGTCTGGCTCTATAGTGTCTATACCTAGTGGGTGGTATTTATGTGATGGTACAAATGGAACACCTAACTTAACAGATAGAATGGTGATAGGAGCAGGTAACTTATATGCAGTAGATGCAACAGGCGGTAGTAAAGATGCTATTGTTGTAGCTCACACCCACACAGGTTCAGCAGCGGCAGTTGCAGACCACCAACACGAAGTCTTCGGGTTCTGGCATTGGGTCGATGAATCTATTGAAATTATGGCAACTCGTCTTAAATCAACTGACCAATCTGCATCAGGTCGAGATGATGACCAAACTTCAGGTGCAGCAGGTGGACACAGCCACTCATTAACAATTGACTCAACAGGTTCTAGTGGCACAAACGCTAACTTACCTCCATACTATGCACTAGCATTTATAATGAAATCGTAAAGGATAAACATGGCAATTACTTATACATGGAACATATTAAATATTGAAGTGACACCAAGCTATGAAGGATTAACAGATATTGTTTGTAATGTTGACTTTGAATACATAGGTATTAACGAAAATGGTGTATCACATACAATTGAACGAAGAATACCTTTTTATACAGTAGACCCAAATAACTACACACCTTACAACCAACTGACTAAAGACCAAGTAGTTAACTGGATAGAAACAAGCATTAACATGGAAAGTATTAATAAGTTAATGGCGTATGAAATTAGTATTAAAGCAAGACCAGAACCTCAAGAAAAACCTTTACCCTGGTAATACAATATGGCAATTAATATAAATGCAAAGACAACCGGAGTCGGTGGACTAGAAACCTCGGCAGATAACTCAGGCAATATTAATATTCAGTCTGGCGGTACTACTGTAATGAGCGTCACTTCAAGTGGCGTTGCTGTCACCGGGTCTTTCTCTCAAAACGGCGCAGTCTACTCAACCCAACCAAGTTTCCGTAACCTTATCATCAATGGTGATATGAGGATAGACCAAAGGAATGCTGGAGCGAGTGTTACTCCTAGTGCTGGAAATACTTATACGTTAGATAGATGGCTAGCTTCAGCTAATCAAGCATCAAAATTTACCGTACAACAAAATGCAGCATCTATTACACCTCCATCTAGTTTTAAATATTATTTAGGAGCAACTTCATCTTCTGCTTATTCAGTTCTTACTGGAGATTATTTGAATATCCAGCAGCGTCCCGAAGGATTTAATGTTAATCATTTAGGATGGGGAACATCTGCTGCTAAAACAGTAACTTTATCTTTTTGGGTTCGCAGTTCTTTAACTGGAACTTTTGGTGGTGCAATTAAAGATAACACTAATAATTATTCTTACCCATATAGTTATACTATTTCTTCGGCTAATACTTGGGAACAAAAATCAATAACTATTGCTGGACCAACTGCTGGCTCATGGTCAAGCACTACTGGTATTGGTATGCAAGTTCTTTGGTCACTTGGTGCTGGAGCAACTTATAGTGGTACTGCTGGCTCATGGTCAGCAAATGATTATCGTTCAGTTACAGGAGCAACATCAGTCGTAGGCACATCAGGTGCTACATTTTACATCACAGGCGTTCAGTTAGAAGTAGGCTCAACCGCGACAGACTTCGAGAACTTACCTTATGATGTACAGTTGGCTAGGTGTCAGAGGTATTAT